CCTGATAACCAGTTGGTCCTTGAACACCAGTGTTGCCGGTAAATCCTTGTGGTCCCGAAAGTCCCTGATAACCAGTTGGTCCTTGAACACCAGTCACACCCTGAGATCCAGAACCAGCCGGTCCTTGAGCTCCAGTCCTACCAGTAGCAACAACAGCGTTGGTAGCAACCCAACCACCACAGTTTCCTAAAAAGGTAAGTTCTAATCCAATTTCTGTATTAAACCACTTATCACCAGTAGCGTTTTGTGATGGTTCGTTTTCACCAATTGTATACTTACCCGATCCAGTCGCTCCCTGCGGACCAGTAAGTCCCTGTCTACCTTGTGGTCCAGATGGAGCGATAGCGAATCCTGTAGGACCGGATGATCCTTGATAACCAGTAAATCCTTGAACACCGGTATTGCCTTGGAATCCTTGAAAACCTCGTGGTCCGCGAATACCTTCGCCACCTTCATCACCTTGTGGACCTGAAGGCCCTTGGAAACCAGTAAAGCCTTGAACGCCGGTTACACCTTGAACACCAGTTGGGCCTTGAGGGCCAGTTTTGCCAGTGAACCCTTGGAATCCAGTATTTCCTTGAACTCCAGTGTTTCCCTGAAAGCCTTGTGGTCCGGTCGGTCCTTGTGGTCCGGTATTGCCTTTTGATCCTTGTCCACCGCCAGTTCCACCAAACTGAAGAACAACAAAATCACCATTGTCAATACCACCACAAAGACCATAATAAAGATTTTCGCCGGTAACATAAACAATCATACCAACTTCGCGTCGGTCTGAAGGAATTGCAAGTCTTTCTGCTGTGTTACCTACGGTACGAAGACCACCAAGACCAAACTCGGGTTTGGTTACAGGATAAGTGTCCAACGTATCCGAAGGTGAAACGAAACCAACAACTCTAACTCCTCCTGTTATCTGTCCCATATCAAGTAGTAACCTTTATTGTAACTTCACCGGCCGGTGAAACAGAGGATTCAAATATAGTGTAGTTCACTGGTTGACTGAAAGAGTTAGTGTGGGTAAAGGTACTAGAACTGAACGGAACATTATTTTGCGTCCCGGTATCGGTAAAGTTTAAAGTTCCAGAGAATTCTGCCGTGGGTATGATAAAGTACAACTTAGTTGGAGCATCAACCTGATCGAAGGTTTCTGAATAATTATTTGGTGTAGATCTCAATTCACCGCTCCCAGTTACACTTGAAAGGCCCGCCGCTGCACGCCCTGCATAGTATCTATACTGAAACTTCACAGTGTCATTTTTGGTTGGATTCGACCCCTCAGTCTGCGAACCACTCACCTGAAATGTAACGGTTGTTTCGGTACTGGAGGCATATGGACCATGTGTCAAAGCAACTCCAGACCCAGACCCATCACCGATGTCACGTCCAGATGTCAATCCAACACTACTAGGTGAAGTCTGTGAAACAGATATTGAACCCGCAGTCCAGTTTTCGGTGGGTGTACCTCCGGTCCAAGTAGCATTATATGCTTGTGAAGGGGCAGTATTTCCGACTTCCCTCGGACTACTTATCCCAATATCAAAGTCACTAAAACTTACACTTATGTATGGATATAGTAAAGACTCCAAAACTTCAACAGCACTAGTTCCAAGTGCAAATGTAGATCCAGAGGGAATACCCTCCAAACCAGACGCGGTGGTATTGTCTGATCTTTTCCACTTTGTCTCGTTACTTAGAGCTGCGTTAACAGCAACCCACCCAGTTTCATCACCGAGATATGTAAGTTCCAGACCAATGGTCGTATTGAACCACTTGTCACCTTCTGCGGCAGTGGTTGGTTGAACTACACCAATCGTATAACGAACAGTACCAACACCACCCCCGCCGGTCTGTAAAACGGCATCCCAAGCACTACCATTCCAAGTCCATGTTTTACCAGCAAATGTATGTTGCTGGTTTACCACTGGATTATTTGGGAAATTTAGGTCCATGATTTACCTCAACTTGGATGGGGTTGTACCCAATAAGAATCGTACCTAATATATAGTTTTCCTTTTTGAGTCCAAAACCAGAACTCCCCAGTCTCGACTGTCTGGGTTAATGATGGATCTGTTGATGAAACATAAGCGACTCCGCCGATGTCCCCCTTCAAAGATACTGTAAGAATATCACCGTCTCTGGTCGCGGTAAAATCACTTTTGTCAAAGTCGATTTCATTTACGGTCTGTTTATCGACCTGATCAGAAGAGACGGTGATTTCTCTTTGGACTATAGTTTTTTCTATCACTTCAGTTTTTACAGGCTTTAAATCTATTGCCTCATTGTCTTGAACTAAAGTTCCAAACCCATCATCGGTAAAATCTAAAGTTGGTAATGTTGGGTTTTCTTCTAATTCTATACCATCGGATAAGTCGAGAAGTGTTGTTATAATAGAATCAAAGTCTTTTTGTTTGTCTGTTTCACCAGATGACAGTTTGTCTGAACCTATTTCATCAGCGAGTGCGTTGAGAAAATCACTAACATTTCTGGGTATTATATCCCCACTAGATGCCAATGTTTCCAAAACGATATCTTCGTTTGTTTTCTCTGCCATTAAATGTTCCAACTAGTAAAGTCTTTTTTCTTTTCTCCCGATAAAAACTTTTCATCAAAATTGGACCCATCATAACCAGAACCATTTTTCTTCTGTTCAGTTTGATTTGTCTGTACCAACGAGGACTGAACCCCGTCCTCCGCATCAAAAAGTTTCATCTTCGATCTATTTATCCCGATTAAAAACTTCCGGTTGGCGGCCGCGTCATTATATCTATTTTTAAGTTGTTTTACCATGACAACACCCATATCATCGAGATCATCGGTAGCAATGAGAGCGAACATGAAGTCTGCCGTTGCAGGTAGACCAAACGATTCTGACGTATCTTCGAGACCAACATCAGTACTCACAAACCCAGTTCGGTTGGTTTGAGTTGCACTGAAGATTGGAATGTCATATTCAACAGCCATACCACGCAACTCTTCGGCAATTGCCTTGATGTATGTGTATGAGTTGACCATTCCGTTGTTCTTATACCTAGAACTTGCACAGATATTTAGATAATCTATAAAGACGATATCAGGAACAAAGTCCTTCTTCAGTCTTAGTTCATCCATAAGGTGTCTGAAGTGAGTCACGTTCGCAGTAGCAGTTGGGTATTCTTTAATAATAAACTTACCCTTCACCTCACTCTGGAGTCGTCCAATCTTCTTATCATAAGACATCTTTGGAAGTTGACGGAGATCATCCAACTGAATGTCCATAAGATTTGCATCAATACGTTCTGCAATTCTTTCTTCTGCCATCTCACATGTGATGTACAGAACATTCATTCCCTGCGTGAGACAATTGGCAGCATGATGACACATATACAGAGACTTACCAACACCCGTACCAGCAAGACAAATATTCAGAGTCTTCTTAGGAACACCACCGTTGGTGATTGTATTGAAGAACTCCAAATCGAAGGGAATTCTAGACTCTACTTTATGGTAGAAATCATACCGTTCATCTGCATCTTCAAGATAATCATGTCCGATATGTGTATCGAAAGATACAGAAAGAGCATCAGAAAGAATCTCTGGGATCGCGTTCTGAGTTTTATCTTTGGACTTACCATCAATGATATGAATAGATTCCATGATGGCATTATAAACTGCCTTGTCTTTGCAGAACTCTTCGGTGATATCTGATAACCACTTAGGATCATTCTCTGTATGAGTCTCGGTACATTCATTTATAATATCACAACACTTCTCAAATCCATCACCAATCATGGATGAGTCTTCACTCAAAGAAATTACCAGTGCCTCTTTAGTAGGCCTGTTATTGTAATTTTGAATATACTCTTTTATATGGTTGAAAATTTTCTTTTCATTTGGGTCGTGAAAAAATTCAGAGCGAACAAAAGGAATTACTTTCCTAGTGTATTCTTCATTATGAAGAATGTTGCTCAGTATTAGTTTCTCCACCGTCAAGTTCGATACGTTCATTGTCTTGTCTTTCAAGTTCTTTATCAAGAAGTTCTATAATAACATCACCAATAAAAGATTCCATTCTCTTATCGACTTCACATTTTTCAGGATTCTCTATGATGTTGTAATCGAAACGAAAAGTTGCAGTCTCTTGAGAGTCGTTCTCTTGAAACTGCACCTTTCCGGGTAGGAAGACGATACCTTCGTACCGTCCCCCAGTTACCTTTACGGCATATCGATCACTCTCCCACGGAATCAGTTGGTAATTCAGTTTCGTCTTCTGCTTTTCCATACTTGAATTCTTTTCCGACAGCAATTTCAAGCTGATCCATAATATCCTGTGTAAAATACTTTTCAGGTTCTCGCATTACTGTTTTTTCAAATGCCTTCGAACCGTCTGGGAATTCTAACCGTGTAGAATTCTTCTTGATTATACCATATTTCAGTGCAATGTCAACTAAACCATAGTAAGGATGTAGTCCCGAATCGTATGTCAAGAGAACATCAACCATTGCATTCTCTTTAGTGAGACGAGACTTGAAGAGTTTACAGTGAATGATATTACCGATAACATCGGTTCCTTCCTTCACCTTCTTCTTTGAAAGATAAACAATGGTAGAAGCAGCATACTTCAGACCAGAACCACCACCCATAGTCTTCTGTGGAAACATAGATCCAACAACATCGTATGTGTGGTTTGTCATGATAAGAGGAATGCCAGCCTTACCCAGTTTAAGAGTTAGAACACGGAAGGTAGCCTTCACCAACTGAGCTCTTGTCATATCACGGGTATCTTTACCCTCTGCGGTATCATTCATTTCCTTATTGGTTGAAAGCATACCAAGAGAATCAAGAACAACCATCATTGGTTTCTTCTCACTCTTTGGTTGAGCAAGATACTTGTCAACCACTGTGATTGCCTGATGACGAAACTCCTCAACTGTAGAGACAGGCATGACACCGATCCTAGAAGGATCGATGCCCCTGTCTCTAATCATATCAGAAGTTATCGCTTGTTCAGTATCGAAATAAAGGACAACGCCATCAGGATTATCCCTAAGAAAGCGATGAACAATCCCGAGTGCAAAATAAGTTTTGCCAGTTGCGGATTCACCCGCGATAGCAATGATCTTATTATCGGGGATACCACCTCTAAGGCTTCCGCTAACCAAACTATTGAAGCTATAAGAACCAGTGTCAATATAGCCACGGACATCTGCTCCGTCAATGCCATCGTCAGCGATACTTGCATAATTATTTCCTGATTCTTTAATCAGGTCTTTCAAAAAACTCATAATCTCTCCTGATTATACGGTGCCGACTGGTCCGCCGATTGAACCAACAACTTCTTTATTAGGAACAATAAGTTCCGGACCACCAGTGATAACCCGAGTATACTCCTTGCGAAGATCCTCATGT